GTCTGTCATTCCAGCATTTTTCAAAATATATTCTGATCCGAGTAGAATTACAATGAAAAATGCTGGAATGACAGCCGCTGGAGTAACATATTTGGGTGACGCTGGAAAAGAAGTAGATGATGTTGTTCTAGCTATGAGAGAAAAACACAAGTGGGATGATTCGATGTCTGTTCAAGAGAAAAAACAAAAAAAGGTAGATTTTAAGAAGGAATATATGAATATGTTTTTCTCAAAAATGGAGGAATTATCCAAAACAGATGCGGGACAAGACCAACTCATTAAAATGTGGAGTGATATACATGGCTGCGGTGCAGATGTAAGTACATCAATAGCAAATAAACGCACAGGGAATGTTGAATTAAAACCACCAAATTATTATTGTATTGGTATAAAAAAACCACTCAAAACATCACACGATGGAACTAAAATGATAATTGAAGTAGATGGTAATAATGATTCTTTTATTCAAATTGATGTTAAAACAGAGGATAAAGCAGCACCGGTATTGTTATTTAGACATATAACAAAAAAAATTAAAAAAACAAAAGATGATAAAAAATAGAATTTTGGTATTGAAAATTTAATTAGCAAAATACTCGGAGAAAATGATTGAAGTTACAACTAATAGTCACATTCACTAACAAAAAATCACTACAAAATGTTACTAAAAACATCGTAGATAAATTTGATAACATATTAAATAATAAAATATATGTACTATCAACATCTGGCGAAAAATTAATATGTAGTTATTCTGTTCAGTTAAAAGAGCCAATAGCTTTTCTATCTGATAGTATTTTGGTACATAGGAAAAAATATACGAATACGTTATATTCTATAAATGCACTAAATTTCATAATAAAAAGAATGAACAATGGTTTGTTAGATAAAACATTACAAATTCCATGGGACAATTATGAGAATTGCTTATTAATTATTGATAACGGAGAATTAAAAAAAATAAATACAAACCTATCAGAAATAATAAATATTGAAAAATAAAGCTTGTACAACTGAAAAAAAAGTTGTATATTCGTGTAAATTAAACATTAATTAAAACTAAAAAAGGAGAATTAAAAATGCCAATTGACAAAAAAATTATTAAAGAGAAATTAGAAAGAATTTCACAATCAGCCAGACGTAGAAAAATCGTTTGGAAACCAGACGCAGGAGACCAATATGTACGTATTGTTCCTTATAAATCAAATCCGGGCTTCCCATTTATTGAACTATATTTCCATTATGGATTTATGGGTAAGAACATTTTATCACCAACAACATTTGATGAACCAGACCCATTGGTAGAATATGCCAATAAACTGAGAGAATCAGGTGATAAAAAGGATTATGAAAATTCTAAAAAGTTATTTCCAAAAATGAGAGTTTATGCTCCGATCCTTGTTCGTGGTGAAGAAGGAGAAGGTGTTAAATTCTGGGGATTTAATAAAACCATTTATGAAGAATTCTTAGGAATATTAAGTGATCCTGTTTGGGGCGATATTACTGACCCAGCAGAAGGTAGAGATGTAAAAGTAACATTTATACCAGCAAAGAGTAAGGATACATATCCAAAAACTACTATTGTGGTACAACCAAATATTACACCAATTAGTACAGATACGGCGATCATATCTGAAGTGAAGAATCAAGCACCAATATCTGATGCTTATACAACACCAACATATGAGGAAATGGTTGATTTGTTAAATGAATATTTGGAGGTTACACCTGAATCAGATGAAGAAGAAGAAGACAAACCGAAAGAGCCAACAGAAAAAGGTTATGATGATCTACCATTCGATAGCAAAGAAGTTCCAGAAAAAAAGGAATCAACCAAGAATGTTAGAGGCATCGATAAACTAAAAAGCGAGTTGGATAACTTATTCCCATCAGAAGAATAAATAAATTAAGAGATTTTTATGGAAAATAAAAGAAGTGAACTCGCTGAGTTATTAGCGAACACGCTTAATAATAAATTTAAAGCAACCAATTATAAAACAGCCTATTTTCTTGAAGACGATCCCGATGCACCCACAAATGTAAATGAGTGGGTGCCAACTGGGTCATCTATACTTGATATTAAAATATCAAATAAACCAAATGGAGGATTTCCCGTTGGTCGTATAATTGAGCTTCTAGGATTGGAGGCTAGCGGAAAATCTTTACTAGCCGCGCATGCACTAGCCAATACACAGAAACTGGGAGGCATAGCAGTTTATATTGAAACTGAAAGTTCAGTAAGCAAAGAATTTCTAAGAGCAATCGGGGTTGATTTGAAGAATTTGGTATATGTACCACTTGATACAATTGAAGACGTATTTGAAGCGATTGAATCAATTATCGAAAAAATCAGAAAAACAAGTAAAGATGTTCTAGTAACTATAGTAGTTGACTCAGTTGCAGCAACAACTACAAAACTGGAAATGTCATCTGACTATGATAAAGCCGGATATAATACTGGTAAGTCTATTATCATTTCACAGGCCTTACGTAAAATAACCAATACAATCGCTCGTGAGCGAGTGTGTTTAATATTCACAAATCAGCTTAGAAAAAACATGAACTCAATGCCTGGAACCGATCCATATACCACAAGTGGTGGTATGGCTCTTGCGTTTCATTCATCTGTTAGAATCCGATTGAGAAATATGGGCAAATTAAAAACCAAGGCAGGCGGTGTTGAAGAAGTAGTCGGTATGAAGACTCGAGTTGTTATTACAAAGAACCGAGTTGGTCCACCGTGGAAGGAATTGGTGTATGATATATATTTCAATTCTGGAATTGATAATTGTGGTGGTTGGTTGACCACAATGAAGGAAAGAAAACTTGTCAAACAAGCGGGAGCTTGGTACGAGTATACAGATAAAGATACTGGTGAAGTTCTAAAATTTCAATCTAAAACATTTGAATCAGACATATTATCTGATGAAACTAGAAAAGAAACAATATATAATGATATATGTAATTCATTGATATCAAAATATAGAGCCAATGAAGATGGTGGTATTGATGATATCAAAGTTGATGAGAACATATATGATGAAGATATTGATGAACTAACAGACTCGGAAGATGATGCAAAACCATCAGCAAAAATAAAACCAAATGTCAAATAATATAATAAATAGGAGTAAAGCAGAGTCCATCCACCAAGACATTAATTCAAAGGTGTTGATAGTGGATGGACTTTAACTCAACTTATATATTCGTTGTTTTGCCGCTATACCCGCAATGAATGGCGAAGGATATCATGTCGGTGGTATAACAGGATTTTTGAAATCAATTGCGTATGCCATCCGACAATTTAATCCAACAAGATGTATAATTGTGTTTGATGGAAAAAATGGATCGGTTAGACGCAGGAAATTATACCCAGATTATAAACATAAAAGTACTATTTCATCAAAGTATAATCGGATGTATAAAAATGATGCTGACGAAGTGGCATCGATGAAAAAACAATTTTCTAGATTACTTGATTATTTAAGTACTTTACCTATATCTATAATATCAATAGATGGTATTGAAGCTGATGATACAATAGCATATGCATCAACTGAAATACTAAAAGATAGTGATGTAGTTATATTATCAACTGATAGGGATTTCTTACAATTGGTCGACAAACGAATCAATGTGTGGAGTCCTATTAAAAAGATACTATATAATGTTGATACAATTAAAGAGGAATTTGGTATAAGTCCTAATAATTTTTTATTGTATAAAATGTTCGTCGGAGATAATTCAGATAATATTCCGGGAATCAAGGGAGTTGGAATTAAAACAATTGAAAAAAGATTTTCATTTCTAAAAGAGGACAAAGAATATAGCATTAATGATATTATTAATGAATGTGTATTAAATCAAAATACTAAAATCAAAATATATGATTCCGTAATAAACCAAAAAGATCAACTGTTGTTAAATAAACAACTGATGGATTTGAAAAATTTAGACATATCAGGAAACTCAAAATTATTAATAGGATATAAAATAGAAGAGAAAATAGAAAGCTTAAATAAAATAGCATTCGTTGGAATGTTATTAAAGGATGATATTATTAACTTGGTTGGTGATGTACATTTCTGGCTAAAAAACTCATTCGATAAATTGAACTACTATGCAAAGTGATAACTTAAAAGAACACGACGATAACTTTCAAGCTAAATTAATAGCTTCTTTTATCACTGATAAGTTTTTCTTTCAACAAGTAATTGATGTTATTGATCCAAAGCATTTTACTACAGAGATGGACCAGTTTGTCGTTAAATTAATGTTTGATCACTTTTTGGATTATAAACAATTACCGACAGGAACTGTAATAAAAACTGAAATTGAAAAGATTAAAGATGATGTATTGAGATCATCAATATATGATAGATTAAAAAAAGTTCAATCGGTTATTGACTCGACTGATTTACAATATGTCAAGGATGAATATTTGAAATTCTGTCTAACCAAAGAAATCGAATCAGCACTAATAAAATCAGCTGACTTATTACAAGTTGGTGAATTAGATGGAATAAAAACACTAGTCAGTAATGCATTTAATTCAATATCGGATCGCGATTTTGGTCATAATTACTTAAAAGGATTTGAAGATAGATACGAGAAAGATATCCGAAATCCAATACCAACTCCATGGCCGGTTATTAATAAAATAATGGATGGCGGATTATCTGGAGGAGAACTTGGGTGTGTAATCTCACCGCCCGGAAGAGGAAAAACATGGAGTTTGTCGGCAATTGGTTCTCACGCTCTTAAGATTGGAAAAAATGTATTACATTATACACTTGAAATTAATGAGCATTATGTGGCAAAACGATATGATTCAATATACAGCGGCGTACCATTTTCAGAACTAAGGTTCAAAAAAGAAGAGGTATTTGATAGTATTAAAAGTTATGATGAATCAACTCTAATAATAAAAAAATATGGTGGCAAAAAAGCATCAATACAAACTCTTACTGCTCATATTGAAAAATGTATCAATAATGGAATAAAGCCAGATTTGATTGTTGTAGATTATGCTGATTTACTAAAACCTACAATATATCATAATAAAGAATCACATGCGATATTGCAAGACATATATGTCGACTTATGCGTATTGGCCGAAGAATATAATATACCGTGCTGGACTGCATCACAAACCGGAAGACATGCTATAAACTTAGATATTATTGAAGATGATTCAATTGCCGGATCATATGGCAAAATAATGGAATCATATTTTGTTATGACAGTATCAAGAAATGTAACAGATAAAGAAGGCGGAACAGCAAAAATCTTTGTGGCAAAGAATAGATTTGGTCCAGATGGATTAACTTTTCCTTCGAAATTTAATGCAAGCAACGGCCGGATATTGATATATGAAAAAGATAGCATTGAAGGAAAAAAAGTAACGAATGATCTAGACAATGATATACCAACAAGAGTTGAATTACGTGATAGGTTCAATGATTTGATGGGCAAAGACAAAAAATTAGATGATAAAAAAATAGATTTAGGATAATATTTAGGAGGATATATATACATGCTATACAATTATAATGATGTTTTAGAAAAAACAAAACAGTATTTTGATGGTGATGAGTTAGCAGCTATAGCTTGGATCAATAAATACGCTTTAAAGGACTCAGATAAAAATATATATGAGCTAACTCCAGATGATATGCACAATAGACTGGCTGATGAAATATCTAGAGTGGAAAATACATATGATAATCCAATAACCAGACAACAAATATATGAATTATTAAAAGACTTTCAATATGTTATTCCACAAGGCGGACCAATGGCCGGCATAGGAAATAACTATCAGATTACATCCTTATCAAATTGTTTTGTCGTTGGCAGTGATCCACCGGCAGATTCATATGGTGGTATATTAAAAACTGACGAACAACAAGTTCAACTGATGAAACGTAGGGGAGGAGTTGGACATGATTTGTCGCACTTAAGACCATCAAATTCATCTGTACAAAATTCAGCATTAACGTCAACTGGTGTTACTTCATTTATGGAGAGATATTCTAATTCAACTAGGGAAGTAGCACAAGACGGTCGTCGTGGTGCTTTAATGCTAACACTATCGATAAAACACCCCGATGTACTTGAATTTATTAAGATTAAATCTAATTTAGATAAAGTTACTGGAGCAAATGTGTCTATAAAATTGACTGATGAATTTTTGAAATCGGTTATTGCTGATAAAAAATTTACACATACATTTCCAATTAATGCAACTGGCGATGATATAAAACAGACAAAAGAAGTTAATGCTATTGACTTATGGAATCAAATTGTATTTAATGCTTGGAATACTGCTGAACCTGGAATATTATTTTGGGATAAAATTATATCTGAAAGTCCAGCTGATTGTTATAAATCAGATGGATTTGAAACAGTGAGCACGAATCCATGTGTTTCGGGCGATACAATAATAACAACCAATATTGGCAAATTGACAGTTAAAGAAATTTTTGAAAGATTTAATAATGGTGAAAAATTTATTATTGATTCGTTTAATGTTAAAGAAAACAAACTAGAAAAAGATGAAATAGAGGATATATTATTGACAAAAAGAAATGCGAATACTATAGAATTAATTTTAGAAGATAATTCAACACTTGTTTTAACACCAGACCATAAAGTGTTTACTAAAAATAGAGGATGGGTCAATGCGTGCCAGCTTTGTGAAGAAGATATTTTATTAAAGATTGATGAAAAAAGTTGAAAAATTTATTTTCGTGATATATATAGTATATTAAAGATGGGCACAGATTTATGGAAAATGAAAATTTAGATGAGTTTAGAAATTTTATATCTGATATATATGAGCAAAAATTTTTTGATGTTAAAGGTAAGGCGCGATTTCATAATATTGAAAAAATTAAAAATGACAAAAGATATGAAAATTCTAAAAAGATTATTGAAAAATATTATTATGAAAAAGGATTTGGCATAAAATATTTTATAAAATATTTCAAATTGAATGTTTCTTACCCAGTTCTTAGAAAGTGTTTCTTAAATTTTTTTGAAATAAAATTGAGGAGTTATGAAGAAATAACAGATAATTTACGCAAACTAAGAAGGGAAAAAATAGAATATGAGAGAGAAAACAATATGGGATGGTTTTCTGAAGAATCAAGAAGAAAGACAAAAATAAGAAATTCTATACAGAGGGGGATCCAAGGTTATTTTTTTAATGAGAGCAGAAATAAATTCGTTTGGTTAAGAAGTTCTTGGGAATATATTTTTGCAAAATGGCTTAATAAAAATAAATTTGATTGGGACGTTGAAGTAGAAATGTATAATGTGGGAGGCAAGAAATATAGGCCAGATTTCTTTATATTTGAAAATAGCAAGATAACAAAAATTATAGAAGTTAAAGGCTATTGGAAAAATAATAATTGGAAATTTGAAGTATTAGGTGAACAATTAAAAGATAAAAATATAGAATTTATTTTGATAGAAAATATTTTACCCTATTGTTCACTTAAATTCAAAGATGAGGTGGAAACTTGGAAACTAGAAAGAAAGGCAGACAAATGAAAGTTATAGAAACAAAAATAAAAAAAATCAATATTCATAAGAATGAAACTGTTTATGATTTGAAAGTTAAAAAAAATAATAACTTTTTTGCTAATGATTTATTGGTCCACAATTGTTCAGAAATTCCGTTGTGTATTTTTGATTCTTGTCGTCTATTAGCAATAAATTTATATAGTTATGTTTCAAATCCATTTACAAAAAAAGCAAAATTTGATTTTGATTTGTTTAAACAACATATTGGATTTGTTACACGTATTATGGACGATATTATTGATTTGGAGCTTGAAAAAATTAAAGTGATTATTACAAAAATAGATAATGATCCAGAACTACCCGAGATTAAATTGGTTGAAAAACGCCTATGGGAAAATATTTATCACAAAACATCAGCTGGTCGCAGAACAGGAATTGGAATCACAGCTGAAGGAGACATGTTAGCCGCATTGGGTATTCAATATGCTAGTAAAAAGGCCATTGGATTCTCTACACGCGTGCATAAATTATTGGCAATAGAATCATATCGTGAATCAATTAATCTATCAAAAGAGAGAGGTAGTTTTCAATATGGAATTTAGATAAAGAAAAAGATAATCCATTTATTAAAAGAATAATGGAAGCTGAACCTGATTTATTGGATGATTACAAAAAATATGGTAGACGAAATATATCAATGTTAACTGTCGCGCCGACTGGGTGTTTAGTTGATTCAACTAAAATTAAAACAGATCACGGATATATAACATTGGCAGAATTATTTTTGGTTAATGGATATGATCTGGAGAGACTTAGGGGACTACGAGATATGTGGATAGAACCAACCCAGGATATATATGTGTATAATATATTTGGTGAGAAGAATAGAATCACGAAATTATATTGGGCGGGTGAATATAACACGAAAAGAATTAGATTGAGCGATGATAATTTGTTGGAGTCAACCATGAATCATAAATTTTTAGTTAAACTAAATAATAAAGAAGCAATATGGAAGAAGGCAGTTGATTTACGGGTTGGTGATATTATTATTAAGAAAATTGAATAAATATTTGATATTTTTACTATTGCTCTATACTTATACTAAAGGAACATAAATAGGAGCAATAGTGAGAAATATAAAAAAAATATCGTATTTGGAAAAATATAACAAACTAGTTGAAGAACATGGACCAATAGAGGGAATGAATCAATATTACCGATTTATTAGGGGGGTGTCATTAGAAAAATATATATTGAAATATGGTGAAATAGATGGTAAGAAAAAATACGACGAATGGAAAGATATACAAAAGAATTCGGGGGTTTCTTTGGATAAAATGATTAAAAAATATGGTGAAATAGATGGTAAGAAAAAATATGAGAATTGGAAACAAGATACTAGACAAGATTTAAACGCGTTTATAAAAAGATATGGCCGCATTAGTGGTGAAGAAAAATATAATGAATTTAAAAGAAAATCATTGGCCGCATTATCTAAAGTGGATCAATCAAAAAAGAAGTCAATTAGAAAATTAAATTATTGGATGGATGTTACTAACGGTGATGTTCAACTTGCAAAAAGAAAATTATCCGAATATCAAAATACAGCAAGTTTAGATAAATTTATAAATAAATATGGGGATGTAGATGGTAAAAGACGGTATTTGGAAACAAATGCAAAAAGAGGAACGACACTACGAACAATGATCGAAAAATATGGTGAAGTAGAAGGTAAAGAAAAATACGAGATTTGGAGGAATACCAATAAGCACTTGAAAGAGGATTGGATAAAAAAATATGGTGAAGTAGACGGTAATAGGAGATATCTAGAATTAACAAAAAAGAAAATAGAAAGAACCAAAAGATATTCTGATATTGGTTTGGAATTCTGTGAAGAAATATATAAGAAACTTTGTCATAAATATAGCAATTTTTATTACGGGGAATCAGAATATATGTTTTTTATATTTGAAGATGATGTAAGGATAATAGTCCCAGATATGTATATAAAAGATATAAATTTGGTTATCGAATTTTATGGTGATTTCTGGCATAAAAATCCATTAATATATGATATTTCGCAAGAATTTGTAAAAGAAACATGGGAACGAGACGAAAAACGGATCTCCATACTAGAAAAGAAAATAAATTCCAATGTAATAATAGTGTGGGAATATGATTATCGCAAAGATCCGGATGGTGTAATAAATAAAATAGTGGATGAAATAATTATGAATTATGGAAAAGATTAATATAGAGAATATACAATATGAAGAATTAACTGTGATTAGTGTAGATGATAATGTTGCTGAAACAATGGATATTGAAGTTGAGAACGATCATTATTATGAACTAGATGGTGGGATATATTCGCACAATACTGTATCATTATTAACACAAACCACATCGGGCATTGAACCGTTATTTATGCCATATTATAAAAGAAATAAAAAAATTAATTCAAATGATGTTGATGCAAAGGTACATCATACGGATGCTTCGGGTGATAGTTGGGAACAATATAATGTATTTCATCCAAAACTAAAACACTGGATGGAATTGATGGGGCATACTAATATTGAGGATAAAATAGATGATGAGTTAAATAATATATTTGAAAAATCTCCATACTTTGGATCAACTGCAAATGACATTAATTGGTTGGATAAAGTTAAAATGCAAGGTGAAATACAAAAGTGGGTCGACCATTCAATATCAGTAACAGTTAATTTACCAAATACAGCAACAGAAGAATTAATATCAGATATATTTAAGCAGTCTTGGAAATCAGGCTGCAAGGGCATTACAGTATATCGCGATGGTTGTCGTGCCGGTGTTTTGATATCAAATAACGATTTAGATAGAAATGGGACTAAAATCCAACATAACTCAGCACCAAAACGTCCAAAAATACTTGATTGTGATATACACCAAATAACAGCTCTTGGTAAAAAATGGGTTGTATTGGTTGGTTTATTAGAAGGAGATCCATATGAAGTTTTTGCATTCAAACAAGATAAAATAACTATATCACCAAAATTTACAAAAGGATTATTAACACGACATAAGAGCGGCCATTATAAACTAGAAATACCAGACACAATAGAATTCAATGATATTACAAATTTGTTTGAACGTGATGAGCAAGAATCTCTCACTAGAATTTTATCATGGGGATTACGACACGGCGGCGGCGTTAAATATGCAATGGAACAACTGAATAAATCGGGTGAATCAATAGCATCATTTAGTAAAGCTATTTCACGAACATTGAAAAAATATATTAATGACGGTGATAAATCTAGTGTGCTATGTCCTGAGTGTGGCGGTGAAATGATATATCAAGAGGGATGCATACGCTGCAAATCTTGTTCGTGGAGTAAATGTTAAAATTATGAAAAAGGTATTACTTGAAGAATTGAATTGGCCAAATGATTTCGATAGCGATTGGTTAAATGAGATAATAGAATCTGTTAATGAAACATCTGATTGGAATGGAAAAGCTAAAATGGTAATTACACAAAAAGATGTTGATGATTATAATGGATTATTTGATAATATGCTGGGATGGGAATTCCAAATTCAACAAAATAAACATGAAGACCATAAGACCGATGGCCAAATGGTTGAATATCAAATTAGCATAACTGATAATAAAAAACAAAAAACACAATTTTATACTGAAATGTGTTTGATGGTTGGTTGGAACATTAAGTTATTAAAATAGTATTGAAATGAAAAAAAATAAATAACGAATGTACCAAAATCTTTTTTTCGATCGAGAAAGTTATGTAATGCACGTCTTCGACGATGCTAAAGGATACTATAAATCCAAATACAATTCGTATGCCTATGTATTAGATGCTGGTGGTATGTATAATACACTGGATGGCAAAACTGTTAAGAGGATACCGGGATATAAGGTTAAAGAATATGATAAAAGTTTATTATATGAATCAGATGTAAAACCAGAAATAAGGTTTTTGATCGACAAGTACGGACTATCAGATGAACCATCCAAAAATCATATTACACTATTTTTTGATATCGAAGTCGAATCAGCTGATGGTTTCCCAGACCAAGTATTAGCTGAGCAAGAGGTAACTGCAATATCATGTTGGATAAAAGAGATAGATTCATCTATACTACTTCTTCTTGATAAAAGCGACATTATAAAAGATGTAAATAAGAAAAATGTTAAAATTATATCATTCAAAGATGAAGTATCTTTATTGGATGAATTTATTAATATATTACACAAAATCAAACCAACGATACTAACTGGTTGGAATATAAATAACTTTGATATACCATATCTATATAATAGGTATACCAATATATTTGGTGAAGATGTAGCAAAACAATTAAGTCCAATTAACATAGTTAAAGAGGATCATTATAACGACGGTGAATATAAAATAGCTGGTGTAAATTGTTTAGACTATTTATTATTATATAAGAAATTCGAATCAAACCAGAAACAAGCATATTCACTTGATTTTATTGGTGAATTGGAGATAGGACTTGGCAAGGTAAAATATGACAAATCATTGGATGATCTATACAATACAGACATCGAAGGATTTATTGAGTATTGTTTTCGTGATGTTGAAATTGTAAAACAACTTGATGAAAAATTAAACCATATTGAACTGACTAAGATGGTATGTCATAAAGGACACGTACCATACGAAGATATATTTATGTCGTCTAGATATTTAGAAGGAGCGATATTAACGTATTTGAAAAATAATGAAATAGTATCACCCAATAAAAAACCAGAAATCAAACTTGTATTATCTCGAGATCATAACTTAGATGAATCAAAATTATATGTTAGAAGCATACCAAAAGAAACACCATTAAGTGGTATGTTAGGCATAAAGAAATCAAAATCCTCATTTGTATATGTCGACTATAAAGAATATAAGGGGAACTATTTCATATTAAAGGAACCACTAAAAGAATATATAGATAAAACTTATAAGGTATCGTTCGAGTTTACAGGAGCTAGAGTTAAACCACCAAAACCAGGTAGGTTTAAGTGGATGTTTGATTTAGACTTAAAATCAATGTATCCGTTTTCAATTATTACATTGAATATATCTCCAGAAACAAAAAAAGGCAAAGTATTTGAATTTGACCCATATGAGTTTTATAATAATAAAGACGCAAATATAAGAGTCATATTTGACTCAGATGAATTATTGATTACGTATTCTGAATTAAGGAAATTGTTGATAAAATATAATTGTTCTATATCATCCAATGGAATAATTTATTCACTTGAAAAACGTGGTTTGATACCAAATATACTTGAATTGTGGTCTTTTGAGCGCGATGATGTAAAGGAAAAACGCGATGAACATAAAGAAGGATCAAAGAAATATCAGTATTTCGATAGACTCCAGGAAAGGCAAAAGGTTTTGCTTAACTCAATTTATGGGTGTCTTGGTCTGCAATCATTTCGTTGGTATGATTTAGATAATGCGGAAGCAACAACGTCGAGTGGAAGGACATTAATAACATATTCAGAAAAAGTTGCAAATTTATTTTATAATAAAGAGTTAAATATCGATGTAAGTGCATCAAAAAATAATCAAGTAGATTATTGTGCTTACATCGATACGTAGATGGATTCATTATTCTTTTCAACTTTACCAATTATTGAAAAAAGATATCCAACTGAGGATTATGAAAATGATTCTTTTATGATTAATAAAACACTTGAAATCACTAGAGAAATACAAAACTTTATTAATGATTCGTATAAAAATTATTCAAATGGATTTCATTGTGTTAAAAATCATAGCTACAAAATTAAGCAAGAACTTGTAGCAAAATCCGGATTTTGGTTAGATGTAAAGAAACGATATGCATTACTAATAGTTGATAAAGAGGGCGTGAGACTTGAAAAACCAAAATTAGATGTAAAGGGATTGGATACTGTACGTAGTGATTTTCCAAATAGTATGCGTGAGTTTATGAAGGAAACATTAATGCATATATTAGAGTTTAAGTCAAAAGAGTTTTTGGATAAACATATTGAGCAATTCAAAGAAAAAATAAATTCAATTGAAGTAAAAGATATCGCTCGACCATCTTCAGTAAATGGTATTGGTAAGTATTCTGGAAGAAAAACACCAGGAGGATTGACCGAAATTAAAAAAGGAGCTCAATCACATATAAAAGGATGTATATATTATAATGATTTGATTAATATATTTGATCAATCAAAAGATTACGAGCACATCAGGAATAAAGATAAAATTAAGAGTGTTTACTTGAAAGACAATCCATATCAATTTGAATCTTTATCTTATCGGGGATATGACGATCCGCCAGAAATTATTGAATTTATTGAAAAATATATAGACCGAAATAAAATCTTTGAATTATTGCTGGTAAATAAATTAAATTCATTCTATAAAGCTTTGGGCTGGGGCGAGATTAATGCGTTAATAAATAAAAACATAAATAAATTTTTTGATTTTTAGATGATATACAATTATAAAGACGGAGACATAGACTTTAGTGATATAACTCTTAATTTAAGAGCTGATCAAAAGAGAAAAGTAAGAACTAAAAATACTGATATACTATACAAATATCAGAATAAGTATTATACGAAATACAAATCGAATTACCGACGGTTGCTTTGGAATACTAAGACCGCGATGAGTAATAATTATATTTTGGCATGCAAATTTATAGATTTCAGCACGGTCGATTCATTTATCGATATTGGATGTGGAACTGGAGAGTTTATAGATTATGTTATATCAAATCATGAAATAGACAATATTGTTGGCGTCGATGCCGTACCAAATTTTGTTGATTATGCTAAAAAAGAAAATAAAAATCATAATGTAGAATTTATAAATGACAATCTATTTAATATACCAAATAACGATGGCATTAAAACATATGATCTCTGCACTATGATTGGTGTATTGCAGGTATTAGATCTAAATTCAATGGAGCATATTTTTGATGTAATCAAAGAAGTAGTAAATAGTGGCGGTCAAATTTGGCTAACATCAGTTAATTATTATAAGTATATAAAACATCGTTTTAGTACAGACAATCGACGATTGGCTGGAACTTGGAAACATAAAGTTGAAGAAGTGGTATATTATATGAAAGATGATTTTCATGATATTAAATTCGGTTCTTTCGATAAAGATGGAGAAATAGCTGAAAATAAATACGACGGCAGATATATTTTCGTTTATGGAGTTAAAAACTAATTAAAAATGGATCCAAATAAAATTAAAATAGATGATTTTTTCTCGTTGCCATATTATATTTCATTTTATAATCTGATGTGCAAGCCACTTCCAAATAATATTGGATTCATAAAGAATAAGAATCAAATGGTATTATTCAAGCAAGAATATATCGAAGACGCTCAGCCATTTCTAGACGGCATAAAGAAAATTATACTGTTTAATATGAGCGAGGATAATTATGATTTATTTCTGAAACGTGGAATAAAGCATGCTAAATCTAAAAATGATAGCATTATTTCAATATTTGATGGTGATTTTTTCAAATTGGAAGGAAAAAAACATAGACATTTAAGATATAGAAGAAATCATTATACAAAACGATTTAATTTTGAGGTTAGAGACAGCGTTAGATCAATGTATGATTTTGATATTTTTATAAAGAAGTGGAATAATATGAGAAAAGATGCACACTTTCAATTACATACTGGCTATGATGTTAGATTCATTAAAGAGAATCTGAACAATTATAAAGATAAACTAGTGCAAAAGTGGTTTTATGATGATAATGAATTAGTCGGATATTCAGTCGTTGATAGAGCGTCTAATGGCAAATATAATCTATTATGTAGGAAAGCTTTCACTGATGAAAAATATACTGATTTATGTATGTATATGGATTATTGTGTATTCAAATTAATCTACGATGATATAAAAAAACCTTATTTAGTTAATATGGGCGCTGGACAATCTGGAGTTAAACAATATAAAGAGACTAAATTTCCATATTTTGCTTCATATAAATTGATAACAGCTAAATATGATGTAGTTAATGACCAGGTAGTAAATAATTTCTGGTAAAGCTTGTAGCTGTCCCATAATTTTTGTATATTTATATAAATGAAGTATTTTTACGAGAAAACAGATTTCGACAAATTCAAATCAAATATATCATATGATGATATACTGGGCATGGACGAATGTCAATTTACCGCTTGGGTAAAGCTATTGAGATTAGAAGTCATCCAGAACTGGAACAATGGAATCCCTCCGGTCGTAGGAAAAAATGAAATTGATATCATAAAGTCATTCCGGAAAATCAGAGGGTTTTTTACACCAGACTTGATTTTACCAGACAAGGATTGCTTGGGAATAATCCGAAATTTCAATAAAACTGGAAGTGAAATAAATCAATTTTTCCCAACAATGCTCAAAACTAAAATTACTATAAGTAAAAACCCAGATAAAGCAAAATCAATATATGATGTGATTTCAAAGGATTGTTTTCTAGATAGGTTTATTCATATAATGAAGCGGACACTCAAACGTGATTCAATGTACATATATTCAAAATCGCTAACAAAACAGACAAATGAGGATGAAATTTGTTATATGGGCGGTGATGGATATAAATGGATTATTGATAATATTAAAAAACTAACAAATTATGGCATATGGTTAAATGAAGTAGATGATTGCAGTGATGATGAATACGTATATCTCATCAAATCAGACATCGAAAAATTAATTGAATCAAATCATATAACGCAAAAAGAACTAACAAATATATCCGATCTAAAAGACGATAAAAAATACTTAATTCGATATTATAAAAAAAATCAACAAATATTTCCAGGAATAATTCAAATACTCAGACTAAGTCTTGGAACGCAACCAGTTGTGAATTTTCCACCAACTACTGCAAAATTACTGTACGAAAAGTATACAGAACACATAGATAAGGATGTGATCAATATATATGATCCAAGTGCTGGCTGGGGCGGTCGTATTTTGGGAGCAATGTCATTATCAAAAAGAGTACATTATGTTGGAGTAGATCCAAATATAGATAATTTCATATCAGGACCCAATATTACAAGGTATGAATACTTAGCTGACTTCTATAATGAAAAATGTATTGGATCAACAAATGAAAATTTTAATAAGTTTTTTGAATCAAAAGAAAATAAAAATACATATGACATATATCCATCGGGAAGTGAAAATATACACTTGAATCCCGATTTTCAAAAATATAAAGGAAAGATTGATTTTGTGTTTACGTCGCCTCCCTACTTTAATCGAGAACAATATGGCGATTCTGATGGTCAATCATATATTCAATATCCTAAATATGAAGACTGGAGGGATAATTTTCTAAAACCAACATTGAAAACAGCAGTTGAATATCTGGACAATGATAGGTATTTGGCGTGGAATATAGCATCAATTAAAATAGGCAAAGATGAGTATTTACCGTTACAAGAAGATTCAGTGCAAATACTGAAGGATTTGGGAATGGAATATATTGGATATTATCGGATGTTAATGACGAAAATGATTGGAATCCGACCGAAAGGAGTATTAAATTGGATAGAGATAAAAGGAGTTTGGTATAAATATGAGCCAATATTTCTGGCATATAAAAATTAAATTATGAAAAAAGAAGAAAAAGTAATTAATGGGGTCTTAGAACATATTTCATCAATAGAAGAAAAAACTGGTTTTGCTCATAGAATAATATTTGAAGTCGTAAACTGGTCTTCAATGAATTATTATGAAGCAATGGGATTACTAGAGGGAGTAAAAATTGATTATCACGAAACTTGGAGCAAAATCATACAAGAAGAAAATGAAGAAGATAGAAAAAAATTAAATTAAATAATAAATTATGAAAGAATATAATGTAAAATATAAAGTGGGTGCCGATGTTTATATATTATCATCAAAGAAAATTTATAAAAGTAGAATTGACAAAATTAGAGTTATAGAAAGTCAACCATACAGTGAATTTGAGTATGGTAGACATCCTGGAGAAAAAGGAAGCGTTGTTGAAAAAGATGGAATTGAAATTGATTATTTAGTAATTACGTATAAAACCGATAATTATACATCATATGATTGGTATAGTCAAGATGATATTTTTGATAATGAAGAAGAACTAATAAGGAAAATTAAATAATAATAAAAACAAATCATGAAAAAAGAAAGTTTATTACAATTCATTGACAAGTACAGTCTCGGAGATAATATCTCTACTGTACTAATTAAATCAGAGAACGACACAGTATCTGTTGATTTTATATCTGATGATAAAACAACAAAAGGAACTGTCGTGATGAATGATTTTAAGGACTTGGGTGAAGCCGAACTTGGAATCTATAATACCGGAAAGCTAAAGAAAATGCTTGATGTACTGGACGATACTATTGATATTGAGTACAAAAAAGAATCTTCAGCAAACAAAATATCATCTGTCATTTTATCGGATAAAAAAATCAAAACAAAGTATGTTGTATGCGAACAGAGTGTAATTCCGGTAGTTCCAAAAATGAAAGCAGAACCACCATATGAAATCGAAGTTGATATCGACACAGATTTTATTGATGATTTTATTCGAGTAAATAATGCTATTGATGCAGAAACATTTACTGCAATTGCAGACGATGATTCTATTAAGTTTGTTTTTGGTTATGTAAAACATACCAATACAAATACAATTACACTTGATATTAAGGCAAAAACGCAATCAAAAATTGATGAAGTAACATTAAATTCAAATATGTTAACTGAAGTATTGAAAGCAAATAGAGGCTTAAGTGGATCAATTAAAATATCATCTGCTGGGTTATCATTTATTAAGTTTACTTCTACTAAATTTGAAACTGAATATTATTTAGTTGCTGCTCAAAGTATTTAATTATGTCTGCTAAAACTGGATATACACCAACACCACTACATCCTTATTTTGAGAGATTTTTGAATCGGGAACCATACCTCTATATTACAAAAGAGGAACACGATTATATAGTTAAAAATTTCGAAGTAAGAGAAGGTAGGATACAGTTAGCAAATGTTATGGTTACTTATCCACCACCGATCCGCGAACATTCGTTGAAAGATTGCTATGTCGATTATCTGAAATTGAAGTCTACTCGTCTTAATGAGTTGTTTGTTACTGGCGATTGGAATTTTAGGAATGAAAAGGATTTTAAGCATTCTGTTAAACTAGATGGTAAGAACACATACATAAGACGCATAATGACTGGCAATATATCTAGTGATTTCTTCCATATAAAAAATAGATGGAGTTCATCTTCAATTAGGTTTCCAGCTCCAATTGATGTATGGAATCAACACAAATATTCGTACTTAATAGCTGGAGCTTTTTATACACTTGGGTTTGAAGAATTCAATCTAAGTGCGTTTAAGACTATGACAGCATTGCGTACATATATATGTTCTCAGTTTAAGCCAAACGTAGCTAAAGTACTGTATGATTATTTCAAAGCAGAATCTGTCTTGGATTTCTCGATGGGATGGGGAGATCGACTAGCTGGGTTTTTCGCAGCAAACACAGCACAATTATATGTTGGCGTAGATCCAAAAGTTGATAATCATCCGATATATAATGAACAAGCCGAGCATTATCAAAAATGGAACGGCTGGTTTGAAGTTAGCAAAAAAACAGACTTCATAATTGCTCCAGCTGAAGATGCTGATTTATCAAAATATGAAAATAAAATTGATTTGGTATTTACATCACCACCATACTTCGATACAGAAGTATATTCTGGTGAAGAAACTCAATCATGCAATAAATATAAAACAATCAACGACTGGAATGAATTATTTCTACATAAAGCAATAGACAATGTATGGAAAACAATAAAACCAGGCGGACATATGTTGATCAATATAGCTGACGTAAAAAGAGGCAATACATATATGAATATATGTGATATAATGATTGAATATGTTGAAGGAAAACATAAAGCAAAATACATAGGAGCAATTGGAATGCAAATGACGCTGAGACCAAATTCAGCCGCGAGAACTGAAGAGTTCGAAGGTGATAAGAATTCAGTATTTTGCGAGCCAGTTTGGATATTTAAGAAACTAGGATAAATTATGAAAAATAGAACAAAACAGGAAGTAGTAGTGAATAATATAATATTAGACACTCCAAAAAAGTATAAATCAGCCGTTAATAAAATGGCAAAAATGTTAGCAAAAGATGACCCAGATGGTAAAATTTTAGAGGAAATGAAAAAACTAGAGAAGGCTGGATTTGATAATAATTATATCATGAAATATATGGTCCATGCAATGAAACACAGTAATAGAACTGATGCTGATATGGAATTATTTGATTAATAAATTTAAGATTATATGATTGACAAAAATAAAGAACATTTTTTCTGGAATGAGCGGTACCGCCCCCAAAATTTAGATGATTATGTGGGCAATGAAGCATTAATACAGAGCGTCAAAATATGGATAGAAAGTGGCGAAATCCCAAATCTATTATTATATGGGAAAGCTGGGACGGGCAAATGTTTGGATTATTCTGAGTATATTGATATTGAGATGGAAGTATCTGATGATGAATATAAGATACTAAAACAATATGAAATTTGAAATATTTTCTAGAAAACATATACTAATTTAATATTCTTATGCCATTCGTGTCATGCTAGAACCGCAAACTCGCATGATGATGGTTGGATTGATTATTATGTAAATAAAAATAAACAGTTTTATGAAAAAGAAATTTAGGTTACCAGTTGGAGAACTTTTTAAGTTTTTTAATTTATTGGATATTGATGATAATGATACTGTTGATATTAATAGATATTTAGCTATTAAAAATCAATATAATAAATATAAACGTATTAATTCTTTAATAAAAAAACAGGGTCAAGTAAATATATATAAATTTGAAGATGATATAAATATTAAATGTGATGAAAAACATTTAGTTAGATGTAATAATAGATTTATATGTATAAAAGATGCCGATACAGTTGATACAATATATGGAAATAAAAAAAAGATGGGGGCAATATCAGGAACTATTAAAGATGTTTATGATTTTTCAATAGATAGTCCACACGAATATATAACATCTAATGGTGTTATTTGCCACAATACATCTTTAGCAAAATTATTGGTTAAGAATATAGATTGTGATTTCATGTATGTTAATGCCAGTGATAAAGGTAATATTGATTTTCTTAGAAACGAAATCATACCATTCGCAACATCAATTGGATTTAAGGATCGTAAAATTATAATTCTTGATGAAGCGGATTATTTATCATTTGGTGGAATGGGTGGTTCTCAACAAGCACTTAGAAATACAATGGAAGCATCATCTAGAAATACAAGATTTATTTTAACTTGTAATTATGTTGAAAAAATAATTGATCCAATCAAAAGTCGTTGCGATGTATACCATATAACACCACCATCCAGGAAAGAGGTCGCTGTATTATTAACTAAAATTCTTAATAAAGAGCAAGTGGAATATGATGTATCTGATTTAGCAGTAGTTGTTAATTCAACATATCCGGATATGAGGAGAGCTATTAATTTGATTCAACGACAATCCATTAATGGTAAACTTAAGATTAGCAAACAATCAATTATTGAATCAAATTATATGCTAAAAATAGCAGAAGAACTAAAATCCAATAAAGAACCAAAAGAAAAATTCAAATCAATACGTAAAATAATATCAGATAGTAAAGTAAGAGATTTCGAAGATTTATATAGATTTCTATTTGATAATGTAGATGACTATGCAAAAGGAAATATAGCATCTGTTATATTAGAAATAGCCGAGACTCAGTTTCAGTCGACTTTCGTGGTGGATAAAGAAATTGCGGTAACAAGCTTATTGGTGAAATTAATTAGGACCATAAATGAAAAATAAAGGAGGAATAAAATAATGACAAAACAAAATATTAATATATCTGGTTTACCAAAAATTACATGTGAAGAATGCGATAGCGAAGTATTTGAACAAGTGTTCGTAATACATAAATTATCAGCATTAGATCCAGTAAATCCAGATGGACAGGAAAGAATAATTCCTGCAATGGCTTTTAGATGTGCAAAATGTAGAGAAATACTTGACTATGAATACTAAGAAAAAAGATGGCAACAAGGCAAAGACTATATTTGATAATATAAATGACCTAACAAATAAAAAAACACCGTGGTCAGAATATGATGAAATGGATAGAAAATCATTTAATGTATTTATGTTAAATAGATGGTTATCTATGGATTTTGATTTAATTGATCTAGTTGATTATTTACAACAATATACAATTAATATACTGGATAAAGCATCTACATATAAAGTATATTTT